CATAAAATAAATTATAAAGTTATCACCTCCGTATTTATTCGCAAGACCACCAGTACTAAAATCGGGTATAGACTCAGCGGAATTGTCATCACAACCATATTTTTGGTGTGGAGAAAAAATATAATAATTTAAAAGATTAGTTAATTGACCCGATGTTGGTTGAACAAGTCCAGATGCGTTGGGAGGCTGATTCATGAGTTGGTGTCCGTCATATGTTATTCCTGTTATAACTTGGAAATACTCAATTCCTGAATAATATTTATACTCTGTCTGTGGTTCAGGATTGTATATATGAATATTTTTATAAGTAACATAGTTATTACTATTATTAACTGTGTCTCTACTTAGTCCTCTCACTAGTTTAGTTACATATCCGTTTGGATTATAGAGACTCTCTGTGTCTCCTGTTACTATTTTTCCAATATTATTATCTCTTAATTTAAGTGTGTCTTCAGGGTTATTAAAAGATATTACTTCTCCCGCACTAAGATTTGTTTCCGCATCTAATATTACAACAAATACGTTATCCAATAATGGGTCTGAGACTGGTGCTCCAGGACCGAATTGGTCGTTTATTAGTTGTGTTTGTATTGCAGTAGTAACATTTGAATAGTGTGTATTATTTGTTGTAGTAGCTCCCCAAAAATTAGCTCTAGAATTCATTTGATTTAATCTTTGAGCCCATGTAGGTCCGTTAGATATCCTCCAATTTTTTATTTCTCCATCGTTTTGAAATATCGGATATACCGGTGATTTATACCACGCAACATAATCATTTGAGTCGTTTCCACTACCACCAAGTAAATTTTCGTATTTATTATTAGTAGTTCCGTTATCATATCCCGATAAGACCAATCTAATTTGCGTTTCAAATCTGTCTTGAGGTGTATCACACTCTGAAAACTCCGGTGGTAAGTTTAACCATGAACTTCCTAATGTCGGTTCTGCTAGTGCTCCCGCACCAAAATAAGAAGCTAAAAGAGCTAAATTTTTACTATTAACGGTGTCTGTATTACCTCTTCTAAAGTTACAATTACAAAACTCACAATCAGGGTAAACCATCATAGGTAGTGGAAAATTTAAAAACGGATTTCCCCTTGGGTTTGAAACTATTGTAAAACTTAAGAATGGTAGAAACTGTGCAATGGCGTCTATAATACCTTGTATTATATTTATAATACTTAAAACTATGTTGTAGATAAATGCGGCTATGTGTAAAACAATAATAATAACAAATACCGCAGGTGTTAAAATAGTTATTATAAAATTAAAAAGAAATATTAAAAAATTATTATTTTTAAACCCTTCATTAACTGGATACCTATTAACTTCTGTTACACATGTACTATCTTCAATGTCTTTAATACCTAAGAATCTTTGTCTGTTTCTACCCCATCTGAAGTAATCGATGTGTGATGATATGGTATAAACTTTATTGTATTTAAATTTATAAAAAGTATCTTCACAATTAATTGCGGATGTTTTGTCATAATAATCTTCCCAATCTAATGAAAATGCATACGATTTATTTCTTATTTCATCTGTAGGTATTGTCGCACTATCTTGATTCCAACCATGTTCTTTTATGTTGGGAACTAGATAATCCGCTCTGTATATTTCATTATCATCTACAGTTCCTTGATTTTGCCATTTTATCCTAAACCTATATTTTCCTGAAGTTGGGACTCCAACTGTAGGGTCGTTAGATAATATTTGTTCACCAAATTCATTTGTAACTACATAATCCAAATTCATAGGTAGTTCTGTCAACCATACCCCATTTTCGTCAATTATATTTCCCCCATCTTCCAATTTATATTCTTCCAATATTGGGTCTCCGTTACTATCTACGAGATTTGTTTGTCTTATACATAATATTTGACCAGGTCCTGAATTTAAGTTACATAGTTTTCCCGTTTCTTTTTTAGGTTTACATTTAGATTTTAAATAATCTTCATCATCACTTGAAAATATTGAACCCATAAAAACCGAGTGTGGAGTTATGTCAACCCCCATTTCTCGTAAATCGAAATCAAATCTAGTAATACCTACATCACATAAATCGTTTTGTCCCCAAAATGGTGTTACTTCGATATCCACAACATTATTTAAAATTTGTGGTAAACTATTTAAATCTTCTGAAGATTTAAATAATTGTCCATTAAAATCATTAGGAACACCCATTCCCATCCTAATTAAATCACTAGGCCTTAATGAAAATGGTCCGATATTAGAAAGGTCTAAGTCCATTACCAATTTTTGTTGACCTAACGGTACACCAACTATCATAAAGTCACCACTATCGTTAGTCCTTACAGTATACTTATAATATTTTTCATATACCTCTAATACTTCTTTTCTGGTTAGTACGTCTTCTCTTGTTGGAAATGTTCCTGTCGGTGTGTGTCCTCCATATTCTTGAGTATAAGGTAATAAATTATATCTGTAGTTATCTTCATTTTTATCATAAGGACTCTTATATGGATATAATGTTGATATAATCGGGTCATTTTCGTCTATTTCACTTATCGGTACGAAAATGGAAATACTAACGTTTGGTATTCCTAATCCTCCGTTAGCAACAACCCGACCTGCAACAACTCCATAGTCTGCACAAAATCTGGTATATAAATCGTCTTGTCTTAATTTTAAAGATAATATCTCTAAAAAATCAAAATCTTGTTCTATATTGAGTCTTACCTCTTTATCAACACCTATGTTAGTTTTAAATCTATATGATTTTGACATACTTTTTCTTTTAAGATAAATAGTTATTTACCCTAAATTTAAATCCATCATAATAAAAGTGTATCTTTTAAATTTATACTATAGATACAGTTCTAATATTTTTTATACTGACTTTGATGTCTTTTTCAGGAATCCTTATTTGATATATCTGATTTGGTTCCGCATAAATCGTTTCGTCAATCAATTCTATTTGTTTTGTCTCACTATTACTATATGATTGTGATGTTTCAGATGATGAATATAATCCTCCTGTTTTATTAAAAATCTTCAAGTCCGCAACGGTAATAACTCCAGGCGTGTCTTGTATTAATCTTCTTATATTAGATACGTTAACGTTTTGACCCATTGTAGTTTTTTGTGGTGACATATAATCTTCAATTGTGTTTACAATATTTGTTATGACCTCACCTTGATTTTCAGTTGACTCAACTTGTACTGAAATTTCAAATTCCAAATCTATAACTTGAGCACTTAATACAGATATATAATCATTTATCATTCGGTAATTTGATAAATAGTTTGCAATATTTTGTCTCAGTGTTTGTGATACTGTATTGGTTAACTTACCATTATTATCATATGATAAAATTTGTATTTGTATTTTATTGTTCTGTTCTGTTATCGCAACTTTAGCAGGTGCTCCGTATTTACTCGGCATTGTCCTAATTAAGGAATTATAGTCGTTTATAGTTACGGCTCTTTTTTGTGCCGCAAAGTTAAATGAAACCATATTTCTAACTTCTTCAATCGTTGGTAAGTCTCCTCCCCCTATCGCAGCACTTACATTATTAACTCTTAAACTTTGTTTAACATTTCTGTTAATATTCTCAGAAGGACCGTTTATTTCAAAATTTATATTACCTATCTGATTAATAGTATTAACGCCTATATTAGATGCCGTACCTCCTCCAACTCTATATCTAACAAATAATGTTGTATTTGCTTTAACGGTTTTACCCAATGAAATATTATTTTGGTAATCACTTAATTTTAAAGGTATTCCTGTTCTTGCAAATTGTTCTAATTGTTCATCTGCAGTTACCGTCGCGTTACCAAACGTTAATTTACAATAGCCTTCTGGCGTGTATTCAGTTATAAATCTATTTTCAGTTTCTATATATTTACCGACTTTTATCCCTGGTTGGTCTGTCGGTTTTGTATTATCCTCTACGAAGACTCTGTCCTCTACTAGTGCATCTACTTCATACCATTTATTAGGTGAATTAATAAATTCTCCATATGTTGGAGGATTAGTATACTCTGTTCCGTCTTTTTGTATAATTGAACTAACACTTAAAACATTTTTTTCAGGTAAAAAGAATTCAAAGAACGGTTTAACATCTGTCGGTGTTATAACCCTTTTAAATGTTTTAGTTAATCCGTTCACTACCACTTCTCTTTTTGTAATTGTATAATTAACAATAATATTATTATTATTAAAGTTTGGTATTTTTGTTCTATTTGGAAATCCTCTACTGTTATAGTTTGATGAAAAGTCTATGTCGTCTATATTTTCAAAGACCTGTCCCGCTCCTACAAATTGCGAACCACTTCTTAAAACACCTAAGTACCTACTGTCTTCTCTATCACCATATACAGGTACCGTAATAGATATATCCAATATAGCTATAGAAGGTCGGTTACCTGGAATTTTTAATCCGTAAGTTCTCGCGATGTTATATATTGATGATTTTTGTTGAGCGTATTGTAATACAGTCTCTTGGATACTTCTATCGATATGATAATGTAAGTTATCACCAATCGCAGCGTTTAAATCCAACAAAACAGAATAGACTGAAGCGTCATTAAAATTATCTATGAGTTGAGGATAATACTGTCTAGTAAAATTAATTAGTTCGTTCCTTAAACCTTCAAAGTCTCTATCTGTATACGATATTTTTCTATTAGCCATATTAAATATTAATTATAATTAAATCTCTACTTTCAAAAGTTGTATTTTTTATTGAGTAGTCTATTTTAACTTTTGCTGTATAATCCTCAACTCCTTCCCCCGCAGTTCTATAAATATCAAACATTTCATATGTTTGCGTTTCTTCTTCAAAATATAAATTATTTACAACTGAAGAATCATCTTTAGTGTAAGGTGTTATTGATATAGAATTTATTTGTAAGTTTGGTATATATTTTTCCACTGACTCTTTTATATCCGCCCTTACACTATCAAATGTTAAATTATCCATTGGTTCAAAAATAAACTCATATATTCTAGTCCCAAAATCAGGTAAATAATATCTACTACCTTTTCTTGTAAGTATAAGGTGTATTAAATCAGTCCTAATTTCCTCATCAGGAGTTTTAGTTAAAGAAAGGTATTTACCTTCTCTACTTTCACTAAAAGGAAATTTAATTCCATATGTCTTATCTGTTGCCATATCAATAAATATCCTTTGTATTATTTTTATAAAAAAACCCGTCAGTTACTGACGGGTTTTTGTTTTATCCTTCACATGCTACACATTGTAAGTCATTTAAATTCAACTTTTTTCTTGCGAATGCCTGAGCTGAATTCATTGAGTGTTGGTAGTATAATGTCTTAACACCTAATTTCCATGCATCTATAAGGAGTTTATTCACGTCCTTTGTTGGCATATCAGGAGATATCATAAGATTAAGTGACTGTGATTGGTCAATATAATCTTGTCTAATTGCCGCTTGATTAATAATAGACGCTTGATTGATTTCAGCAAAAGTCCTAAAAACTTGTTTCTGTTCGTCAGTTAAAAAATCTAAGTGTTGTACCGAACCGTCATTCTTTTTAATACTATTCCAAGTCGTTTTAGTATTTTTACCCAATTCAATTAAGAGTTTCTCTAATACAGGATTTTTAATTGTAACTTTCATCTTAGCCACATCTTTAACATAACAATTAGACCAAATTGGTTCTATTGACTGAGACACCTGTCCAAGAATGAATGCTGAGGATGTTGTAGGAGCGATAGCGTTAAGTGTTACATTTCTTCTACCATAACCTTTCAAGTATTCGGGTTCTCCAAATTTCTTAGCTAATTCTTCAGAAGCCTCATAAGATTTTTCTTTAATCAATTTAAAGACTTCAATGTTGAGTTTAGCGGTTTCTTTTGTGTCAAAAGCTAGTCCTTTTGATTGTAAAAGAGAGTGCCATCCCAATACTCCAAGACCTAACGCTCGTTGTCTTTTAGCGAAGTTATAAGCCTTTTCTAAATAGAAGAATGCTCTCCTACCTTCAATAGTTCCATTATCTCTAATATCCTCAATTTTAGTTAAAAACTCATTAACAACTGCATCTAAGAAATATGTCATAATTTCAACTGCGTCAGTATCTTTCCATTCGTCATAGTGTAACAAATTCATAGATGATAATACACATACGAAAGACTCTTCCTCAGAGTTATGTAAAGCAATTTCAGAACAAAGATTAGAGTTATAAATCTTAGCGCCCTTATCCTGATAGACTTCAGGTGACTTATTATTCATGGTATCAGTAAACATAATGTATGGATACCCAATCTCACCTCTTCTTTGGATTACCTTCGCCCATATTGCTCTTTTTTCGGCATCTCCTTCAATCATTTCGTTCATAAACTCGTCAGTAACTGTAACCGCATGAGTCAAATCTTGGATTGGAAACCCTTCTGTTCCAATTTCTAAGAATTCCATAATATCTGGATGTTCAACAGGTAAGTATGGTGAAAATCTACCTCTACGTGTAGACCCTTGTGAAATATTATCTACAACACTTTGGAAAAGGTTCATAAAATGTACCGCTCCAGGAGCGTGTCCATTATCAGTAATCTCAGCACCTCTACCTCTAATATTACCAAAGTAACCTGAGGTACCGCCACCCATCTTGCTCATCTCACCAACTTCGGCCTGTGTAAAAAGAATTGATTCGATATTGTCACCAATATTAGAACCAAAACAACTTACAGGTAGTCCTCTTTTCTTACCAAAGTTCGCCCATACAGGTGATGATAATGAATACCATCCTCTACCCATATAGTCAAAGAACTTATCTGCAAACCCCTCCATACCCAAAAGTTTTTCTGCGTGGTCGGCAATAGTTCTAATTCTTTCCAAAGGTTCTTCCCCTTCACTCAAATACCCTCTACGAAGGAAGGTAATTGACTCTTCATTAATCCAATCAAATGCTTTTCTATTTTCCATTTTCTTTTTGTATCCTTATTAAAATAAATCGTTTGAGGTGATTGACTTCGCTTTCTTACTGTAATTAATACTTCTCTTATTAAAGAAGTCTGTATGTTTTGTAGTTAGAATTTCGTCGTCAAACCATTCTGTTGTTTCTAATATAGTATCGTTAATTTCAAAGATATTATCAATACCTATAGAGTTTAATGATAGATTAAATCTATTTTTAATAAACTCCAATGTTTGGTTTTTTGTTAGGAAGTCCATATCTCCCTTTTCAAATATCCAGTTTACAACCTCCATCTCAGCTTCATAAGCTTCTTGTGTAGATATGATGAGGTCTTCTACCAATTCATCTGTCCACCACTCAGGGTTTTCTTCTTTGATGAGGTTTACCAAATCAAATCCAAATTCTGCGTGGATGTTTTCTTCTTTTGAAGTTGCTTCAACTGCGTTACTAATACCTTTTAACATATTCTTATGTTTGTTAAATGACATAATAACCAAGAACTGAGAGAATAGTGATACATTCTCAATAAACATTGAGAAGAGGACTACTGACTCAAAGTATTCTTTGTTTTCAACCGCTTTTGAGTTTGTGATTGCCTTTTCCAAATACTTAATTCTTCTACGAATTGCGGGAACTTGTAATAAGTTTTCAAACTCTCCGTTTAATCCCAACAACTGAATAAGGTGAGAATATGCATCCGCGTGTCTTACTTCAGACTCAGCAAATGTTGCCCCCACATTTCCAATTTCAGGTTTTGGCATTCTCTTATATATGTCTCCCCAAAATGATTTAACCGCAACTTCAATCTGAGAAATCGCGAGCATCGCTCTTTCCAATGCAGTTTTTTCAACTTCATTCAAATGAACTTTAAAGTCTTGAATATCTGAAGTGAAATTAAACTCCGTATGGACCCAATAAGAATGTCTGATAGCATCCACATACTCATTTAGGTTTGGGTACTCGTATGGTTTTAAATTCGTTCTTTTTGCGAAGATATTTCTTCTTCTCTTCGCACGGTATAGGATATATTCTTTCGCCACATCATTCAATCCATTATCCATCAATTTGTTTTCAACCATGTCGTGAACATCATCAACATGAGGGATACGGTCTTTGTTATTTCTAAACAAAGCCTTCGTAGAAATTCTTGCAATTTTTTCAGCCATCTCATCATCAACAGCATCAATACTATTCATGGCTTTTAAAACCGCCATTTCAATTTTATCTACCTCAAATGGTACTTTTGTACCCGTTCTCTTTACGACATAGCGTATATCACTCTCATTATTATTATATAAATCTTCCATTTTTAAATAAATTTGTGGGGTTTATT